TCATCTTCTGTCCGCTATTGAGGCCAATCGGGCGTCCTTCCGTGCGGATCCGGCGCTGCTCCCAACCCAATATCCAACCACGCTCGTCGCCATGGCGCCAAGTGTTCCAAGCAGCACGTTCAAAACCGGCTCCGCTCCCGGCGGCATCGCGCGTGTCAACGCAATCGCCACCACCGTGCCGAACGTCAGCAACACAACGATGCTCACCACAGGCGCGCCCCAAGCGATCGCACTCCCCTGTCCCGACAACTGAACCGTCATTGCCCGCGCATTCGCAAGGTCGGCCAGTTGGGAGGACAATGCTGCCTGGGCCGACGCGGCTGCCGCTGCCGCCCGTTCAGACGCAATTCGCATCAGTTCGATACGCAACGCACCCGCCTTGTCAGGATCAGCCAACACGCTTGCTTGCTGGGTGGGGTCATCGGTTCCGGTGACGATGCTCACCGCCGCCTGAACAGCCGCCACCACTGGCGATGCATCCGCCCCGAACAACCAGCGCCCAACCTCCGGCGCCAAATCCAGCACGATGCCGCCTACGGCCCCGAGCGCCGTTCCGATCCCGGGCACAACACTCCCCGCCGCTGCCCCCTTTGCCGCATCCACGGCGAGCCTGCCCACGTCCATCACATTCCCCCCATCGTGATCGCCTGGTATGGCAGCCGGCACAGCCGACGCGCCCACCCGAGGCCAAAAGTTCGCCAAGTCGGCAAGCCCGCCATAAACGCCAATCGCTGGGCCTGAAACTCGGTCAGCAGCGCGGCGCCAGCACCCGCCTGCGCCGACACGGCCGCCAAGGTCGCAGGTCCCATTATGCCATCCGGCACGGTTCCCACTGCGATCTGCAGCCATTGCAAGGCCCGGCCCACGCCATTGTTGACCGCAGCATCGAACACCAGCAGTGCCAGTGGCGGCGGCAAACCCTCTCCGGAAATCCGTTCCCAATAGTCCCGCCGATATATCGCGCGTGCACCATCAAGGGTCAGGCCCGGAATGTCCAACGCCGGATAGGCAGCTGCGGATATGCCGTATTTTGTCCCAGCACAGCGGCCTGCACCGCATTTTCCACCTGTCCAATTCCCTGGATCCTGCGGCGAGAGCGTGAAGCCTCCCTCCTCGCCCACAACGAAGGAGAACGCCCGCTCAAACGATGTCATCGCCAGTTTCTCCTCGTTGTGTCGTCAGCGGGCCGTTGGCAAGTGCCGCATGATGACCGGGTCAGACGGCGCCACGATCTCCGCCGCGGCTTGATCCGGCGGATCCAGGATCAACACCGGAACATCCCCACTGTCGCGTACAGTCTCGCGTGCAAGACTTAGGGGTGAAGCGCACTCATCCCGAGTCCGCGAGAAATAATGCCATTGTCCAGAAGGAATATTTACAGGCACCGGAAGCGACAGGCGGTAAGTTGTCTCAACGCCAATCGGAGTCGGCGGATTGGCAACCGGCAACAAGGGTACCCACCGCCGGACACCATTAACGTCCTGCCAAAGCCACCGCTCAACATGGGCGTCGCACAGCCGGTGACGGGTCAGAGAGATGTCGAGATCCATCCACCCGCCGCGTAAGGCAACCCCATCCGCTTCATGCACGTCGTATAATACCAAGGGCGGCCTTCGGCTGGCGAGGAAACCGCCCATGACACCGGCACCAGTCATCATAAGGCAGAAGGCGATTGCCCCGAAGGTGGTGGCAAGTTTTCGTCCCGTCATGGAACATGCCCCCTGAACCCGAAAGCGCTTGCGAGATAGCCGAGCACCAAGAGAACGGCGCCGCCCAGCACGGTAAAGATCGTCTTTCGACTTTCCACGAGACGCCCTTCGGCATGATCGCGGATCATGTCGAGGTAGTCGAGATTGCGCCTGGTCTTGCCGATGTCCTCAATTCCAAGGCGCTCGGCGAACGCTTTCACAGCCTCCTCGGCTGCGGCTCTCGCAATCTGCTGCAGACGCCAGTCCGGCGGTGGCATCTCGGTCATCCACTATCCCCCCAGTCAAGCCGCCTCGACCGCGACCACATCCATCCGTTAGTTACGATGTCCATATGCCTTTTACTCCGGGGCCCGACGTGCGCCTTGCAGGGCCGCCAGCCAAGAGCATCGGCCGCGCCACGTGGAGCGTCGCATCCGTCGCGTTCATCAGATCGAACCCGATCACGTCGGACAGCGTCAGTTCGTTCCCGCCGCGTCCAAACCATGGACCTCAAGCAGTTCGAGGCTGCCGCAAGCACACCGTCGCCTACAATCCATGGTGTCTGCAACAATGCGACGATCGTGGACGAAAACCACAGTCGCTCCGCCACCAGCCGGTCGGGGCATTGACGAGGTGCCCGCATCCGCCGTACCAGAAACGCGATTATGACCGCGACCAGGGGTTAGCCACCCCTGTAAGCAACGGCAGCAGCTTTGCTGCAAGACCCGGCGCGATTGACGCGATGTTCGAGATTCCCAACGGATGAAGACCATCCGTTGAAAGTGTCGTATTGAATAGTCCTGTCGTATCCAAATAATGCACACGCGGACTTCCTGTCGCGACGATGGCAATCTGGATCGCTGCGGCTTGTGAACCTCCGAACGGGCGCAAGACAGCGATCGGGCATGTTGGGACAGCAGCGATGAGCGCGCTTAAAAACGCTTGAAACGCTGCCTGCATCGTGCCGGACGAGGCACCACCATCGTTCGTACCTTGATTGATTATGATCAGCGATGGCGTCGGCGTAAAACTCCGCGCCTGGCCCGACCACATCAGGTTGAAAGCTGACCCCAGCACCGGCACGCCCCCCTGCCCGGTGTGGGTCAGTCCCTGCGCCGACATTCCGACCACGCCAACCTCGGCCCCGAGCAGATGTCGCAGCCGATACGCCCAACCAAGAGCCGCGTCTGATCCGTCCGTGTCTGCGATTTGGACCGTGTAGTTACCTTCGGTGATGCTATCTCCGAAAACTAGAATATTGCGCGCGCCGACTGATGGCGCTGTCACTGTGGCCCCGACCGCCAGCGTGATTCCGCTCAAAATCACCGCTGCGGCCTGAGGTGACCAACGCGGCACAACACCGTATGCACTGGTCGATTTCACGACGACTTCGAGGTGATGCTGTCCCCACCCGCTGGTTGCAGGTGGCATGGCAGGCGCGATCGATGCGGCAAGCGTGAACTGCTGCCAGGCCTGCCCGTCGATCGACACCCATATCTGTGGGTACGGCGCGACCTGTGCCGACATGTCGAACGTCAACGCAACAGAGCTTCCGGTGAAGAGCGTGCGAAAGTAGCCACCGGCATTGATGGTCTTGCCGCCGGACCAACCATAGGGCGAGTAAACGACGGCCAGGTTGCCGGGCACTATCGTCGTGCTTGTGGCTGCGCTATCGTTTCCGTTTCCGTCCAGGTGCCAGAGCGCGAGGAGATTGGCTTCGGATCCCGCGTAAGCCGCGGCCGCAGGGATGAATGCTCCCGTATATTTCTGTACGCTGAAGACGGCAGCTTCATCGACCTCGCCTAGGAACATGTATGTCGCGCCCTCGCCACCGTGGGCGCGAACGCCAAGGTAGCCTTGTCCACCGGACCCCTCAGACCCCGCTACGCTGAACGCCGCCGTTGCCGCGGCCACCTGCCCCGCAGTCATATTGGCAATGACCGCGCCGTCAACCGTGAACACGCCCCCGGAGGCTGACACCGATATGGCCGCATGATGATAAAGACCATCGGCGACGGACACGCCTGACGTTACTGTAATCGGCGTGCCGCCGGGCCCGCCATATTGAAACTGGATAACGCCGCTTGGCATCATTCCGCAGTAGAATGTGCGAGATTGCCCAAAGATGACTTGGATAGACGCGGGGGCCGACGGAGTGCTGAACCAGCATTCGACTGTGAACGGCAAACTCGTGATCAGTCCAGCGACATACCCGAACCCACCATTCAGGGCTGCCGAGCCGAATTTCTTGCCGGTCGTGTCATACGCCGGATTGGTCAAAGTGAGAGGATTTGCCACCCTAGTAACTCCCGAACCAGGTGATGCCACCATCAGGCGTGTTGAACGTGAACACGTCGATCACGCCCGCTACTGTGTTTGGTGTCGGGGCGCCGCCTCCCGGCCATTTTATCCCGCCTGGTAGCGTCACGACCCGGCCCGCCGTACTGTCCTGCCGCAAATAGACTGTGACACTCTGCTGCTGCCCCGCTGCCCCGCCTGATAATGTCAGCGTGCAATTGGCGCTTAGCGTGATGTCGTAGGACCTGGAACCCGTCGCTGAGGCAGCCAAGGCTTGCGAGGCACCGGATGATGCAACGATGGTAACGGGGATACTTGCTGTAGCTATGGATCGAAGGATCGTCATCGCGCGCTACTCCGCCAGCCAGGAAGCGTCGCCAGCCGACCACTTCAGTTTCAGAGCATCCCGAATTGTCCCGGCCGCACTGACCGTCATCGGCACACTCTGTGAGGTCCCATCAATCACCGCCGTGACGGTTGCGCTTGCCGTCCCCAGCAACTTGACCAGCAGCGGTTGGCCATCCGTCGTCCCGTTCGCCAGCGTCATCGCAAGCGCGCCGGACGCACCGTTCAAAATGGCCAGGGTATTCCCGCTCGAGATCACCCCCGATGCGGTGTAGATGCTTCGGGCCAACGCCGTGGAAGGGACAACCGCAGCAACCGCTGCCGCAACGAAAGCCGTCGTAGCGAGTTGCGTCGAGCTTGCCCCCATCATTGCAGTGGGCGCAGCTGGCGTCCCGGTGAATGTCGGCGACGCCACTGGCGCATAAATCGACGCCGCTGCGCCGGTGCTCAGGTACGCTCCCAACGCCGACGTCACATTCGCCGCTGTCTGATATCCAGTCGGATTAGATGCGCTGTACGGCGTGAAGCCTAGGGCGGTTTGATATGTGGAAGCGGCCGCAGCCGTTGTTACATATCCGGGCACCGTGGGCGTGCCGGTGAATGTCGGCGAGGCCAACGGTGCGGCCCCTGCCACGTCGCCCACTGCCAATGTCACTGTTCCAGTTCGTCCTGCAACGCTCTGCACAGGCGTGGCTGCGGCGCTGATCACGCCTCCGCCGTTCACCGTCACCGTGATCCCGTCAACCTTGACCCCGCCCAGGACGGTCGTGCTGGCAACAGGCAGGCTATAGGCAGTCGGCACGCCGGTCAGGTCGGCGAAGTTCCCGGTCGTAGCGACCGGGGCGAGGCCAAGTGCCGCTCTGGCGCCCAGCACACTTGACGAGCCCGTGCCGCCATTCAACACAGCGACCATGCCCGATACGTTCGCAGCGGTCCCGGAAGTGATCGCTGCAGCCACTTGCGACGCGCTTTGCGCACCCAGAACGTCAGCGACAGCCAGCGTCACAGCGCCGATCCGTCCTGCAACCGACTGCACGGGCGCACCTGTGGCCGCAATGTATCCTGCTGGATTGGTCGCATTGTAGGGCGGGAACCCGAGCAACGGTTGATAGGTCAAAGCTGCATCTGTGATTGCCAGATAAGTCCCTGCCGCGGCGGCAATCGACAGCTTGCCCGCGACGGCAGTCGTCAGCGCGGCCGCTGCGCTTTCATCAGTCACAAATTGGGCATCGATCGCCGCCAATGTCGCCAACGCCGCTGGCGCTGCTCCAATGACTGCCTGGAGAGCCGCAGCAACCTGGGTCGCATTCTGATAACCGGCCGGATTTGTTGCGTTATAGGGCGTAAAGCCCAGCGCCGTCGTCACAGCGGTGCCGGTCAGCGGAACCGGATCGGCCGGCGGAATTGGAGGCGTAGCCGCGACAGCAAGGCCCGCCATCGCTCCCGTCACGAACGCGGTCGTCGCGATCTGCGTCGTGTTCATCCCAGCGGCTGCTGTCGGGGCAGTCGGCACGCCACTCAATGCCGGACCCGCCAACGGAGCAAACCGCCCGGTTGCTCCAGCCACCGTGAGATACGAAGTCAGCGCCACCTTGTAGGCAACCGCCCCCCCGTTCCCTGTGGCCGCCACAAGCACTTGCGCGGACCCGAGCTGCGCCGCGGGCAGGTCGGGAAGACTAAGCAATTCGGTCATGCGAACTCCTTCGCGGCGTAGCGTGCTACGCCGACGAGTGATCGTTGATGCGATGTGGCCGTGCGGACTGCTGCTGGATTAATCAGATCGCATAGAAATTGATGGAGTCAGCGCTGATGAATACGGCTGCAGCTCCGGCAGGCACCTGGGCCGCTACGTTCGGCGCCCCCGCCTCTATCCGTCCACCCGGCGGGGGGTAGACATTCAATGCACTCGAGCCTCTGTTCACTACAGTCGTTTGCGACTGCAACGACAACATCACCCCGGTGCCTGCACCGACAACGAAGACAACGTTGACTGATCCGCCCAAAGCAGGCGCATCGCCCTGCGAACCACCCGAAGCCGCTACCAACGCCACCAACTGTGGCCCCAAGAGCGGCGCCCCGCCGATAGTGATCGCACGGGCCACGGTTGCACTGGTTGATGCCAGCGCCCCACCATCGGCCAACGTTCCAGGCGTCGTCCCGAATTGGGCAGATGCCCCAGGTCCCAGCCCAGCAGAGAAGGACGCGGTTAGCGCGCCGAACGCCAGGCGCCTTGCCGCCCCCCCTGCGTTGACGATGACCTCATCCCCAGCCGCTAGCGTGGCTGCAACCGGAAGCGTCAAGTGATCGGCGCCGTTGGCGACCAACGCGCCCGCCGACATTGAAAGGCCTAACCCCACATCAAGCGGCTCCGGCCCGCCTGCCGTCGCCGATACCCGCCCCAGCAACTTTCCCGGTGCCAGCGCAATGGCCGTCTGGACGGAAGATAGCAGCGATCCGATCGCAAGACTTCGCGTCGTGCCACCCTGGCTAACCGGTAACAAATCCGACGCCTGAATCGACGTCGCAAGCGGTAGTTGTTTAATCGTCGGCATTGACAGACCCTTCCAGTCGGTAAAGTGGCAGTTTCAGGCCAGGCGCCACGCTACCGTCGCCCTCATCAGGCGACAGCGAACCAACCGGTCGCGGCCGCTCCAGTGCGCTTCACCCAGAGTGTCGCGCCCACCCCACCATCGAGATTGCGGTAGTCGCTTCCCGGTGAGGCCACCCTGATCCCCTCCGGGCTGCCCCGCCCAAGCAAGCTGGCAAAACCCAGAGGCTCCGCATCCGAACTGACCCGCACCCGGCCGGCACCCGCCGGTCGCGACACAATGTCACCCGCGGCGCTCCGCACGATCAGGCTACCGTCACCGGGCGGGGCGAAATAGTCGCCAAGTGGGAATGACACCGCGTGCCAGCCACCCCAGGCGCCCGTCCACTCTACAACAGAGGCAGACGGCACAAGTATGTCCGCTCCCGTCCAGTTGTCCTGGAAAGGGAAACTTCCGACACGCTGGAATCGAACCGGGCCGTTGCAATGCAGCCGCAGTCGACGCCCATCGGGCACTGGCAAACCAATCGTTGCCGCCGCCTGCGCGCCCTGCCCATCACCAGAAAGAAATACAGATGCCCCGCCGCCAGAATAGCCTGACCCGGAGTTCGTTATCGCCACCCCGACTACAGCCCCATCCCGCACATAGGCGATTGCGGAAGCTCCACGTCCACCACCATCGCTGCTGACGATCGTGACGCTCGCGCGCGTATAGCCACTTCCTCCGCTAACAACCTTGATGAATGCCACCTGTCCCGCCATCGCTGCCTGATGCTGTCCCACGACGCTGGCGACGATCTGGGGTGCCGATGTTACCATCACGCTGTCGATCATGTCCGGAACCTGGATCTGCGCGACCCCTCCCACCATCGAAGGGTTCACGATCAGGCGTGATTGGTTGTTCCAATGATTGTCCCGCACCGTGAACTGATCCGTATGTGCCCAGAACGCCTGCGAAGTTGAGCTACCAGGTCCGGCCAGGAACGTGTTGCCAGCCATCAGCACGCCCTGCGGCGCATCCAGGAGATAGACACCGCCGCCGGAGCCATCCTTCAGCTGGATGCGGTTGCCCTCGATGATCAGGTTGCTGCAGGCAATTCCGAAAGGCGTCCCGCGTCCATCCGTCTCCATTCCATAAGCAGTGATTCCCCAGACATTGCCTAACAGCGCATTGTCCACCACGCGGACGTTCTGGCTGCCGCCCGGGTTGATCCCGACTGCGAACGATTGCACCAAGTTGCCCGACAACTCGCAGTCGACGCTTCCACCTGCGTCGATGCCAAACTGCCCGCCGCCCACAATGACGTTTGTCGCTGCGACGGAAGATGTGGCGTTTAGCAACAAGCCGGACCCGTTCGCCTCCAGCAGATTGCCCACCACCTGCATCGAACGTCCGGAGACAGCGATGCCATAGTCGGAATTGTCGTGGCACCTGTTCCCGCTGACCACCACTCCGATCGCATCAGGGTTGGCGTTACCCCATCGAGGCGGCTCGAGATTTGTCTCGTTGTAGTTGCCGACTGAGATCCCGCGACGGTTTCCCCATGCCCGGCAGCCACGCACCTCCCCATGACGAATCTGCTGTTGAAAGGCAGGATCATTGAAGTCCAGACAGATGCCATAGACGCCGTTATCGTGCGCGAAGCAGCCCTCGATAATGGCGCCGCAAGCAGCCTGAACCCAGATACCATGCCCAGCGTTTCCCGAGGCCTCGCATCGACGCACGACATGCCTGCTCAATGAACCCGAGAGCCCGTCCCGTGCCTGAATGACTAAGCCACTTCCCAGCGTCGTTCCGGTCGCGCCCTTGAACACGCAATCCTCGAACAGCGTCTGACGGCAGTCAGGCCCCACCAGCACGCCCCAGCTCTCGACCGGCACACCGCCAGCGTCGAACACCACACCCACGGCGCCAAAACTCGCTCCATCCACGCTGATCCAAGCGCCGCCGACCTGGCTCACGCGCTTCAATACCGTCTGTCCGGGATCGCCCAGCAGCAACGCCGCCTGATTTACCGTCCATTGACCATTGACAACGTAGGTCTTAGGCCCGAACCGGACAGGCTTTCCCGTAGCCACCGCACGATCGATCGCCTGGGTATCGTCCGTGACCCCATCACCGACCGCACCAAACGCCTCCGGTGTCGCCAGATCGACCATCCAGTCACCTAGCCGCCTAGGCACCCCGCCCGTGATACGCACCGATTGCAGCGACAAGTCTAACCCTGAGATGGCTGAAATCCCCGAGAGGAAAGCTGCTACTGACACGCTGGCGTCGCGGCCGCCCTGCGACACTGCAACCAGGTCGCCTGCAGACGCCACGTTAGCCTGAGGCAATCCCGCCACGCTATACGAAGGCGACCCCGACAAGACTCCATTTTGAAGCAATAAGTTAGACCCGATGGCGACCTGCTCCGGGCCGCCCAACCCTGCGCTGCTCCGACCCAACAAAGCTCCGGATGAAACAGCGAGTGCAGGCTGCAATCCCGCCAGCAATTGGGTCCGCGTCACCCGGCGCATCGCACCGGCCTGGCTCACGGGCAGGAAGTCACCATCCGCAACAGCCGCTGCTGGTGTCAGTTCATCGATTGTCGGCATTCCTCAGCCTCCCAGAAGCAGCGCATTGCCCTGCGCATCCGTCAGCGCATCACCGCCGTCCGTCGTCAGTACGCTCGGCGTGACAGCCAACGCTGCCAGGGCAACAACCGGTAGCAGAACAGAACGTGACAACGTCCGCCCAGCTTGCGTTCCCACTGTCAGCGTAATGGTGTAAGTCGTTCCCGCGGCGCCACCCTGCAACCACACCACCGCGCGAGCTCCATCGGCAGTCGCGGACGCCAACGAGAGATCACCCGGGTTGGCAGGGCTGATCGAGACATCCAGCGTCGCAACCCCGTCGCCATCATTGCCCGTAAGCGCCGGCGCTATATCGAACTGGTAATCCAGCACGTCCGCCGGGTCCTTCGCCGGCCAGGACGGCGTCGTCAGTGCATGTACCGGCACCCCCCGCGGGCCTGGAATGAAGCCATCGACCACAAGCACCCGTGCGGCGCTTGGCTTCCAGACATGGTTTGCTGTCGTTGCCATAAACCCCCGCCTCCAACAAATCCTTGCACCAAATTCGGCCGATAAACGGCCGCTGTCCCGCGGTCACCACTCGATCAGGACCGTCCCCGGCGCGCCGTTTCCGCCATTCGAGTTCGCGCCATATCCGCCTCCGCCCCCCGATCCTGCAGCCAACCCCATCGCCGGATAACCACCCTCGTTCGCACCCCGGCCGCCACCGCCGAGCGCACTCGAACCGCCATTGCCGGCAGGCACCAGCGCCAGGCGCGCCCCATCCCCGCCATACCCTCCGGGCTGCAGCACAACGCCAATGGTCCCGCCCCCTGGAACCCCACCGCGACTGTCGGGATTGTTGGAACCGCCGCCGGTCCCGCCAGTGGCTGCCACCAGGCCGAAACCGAAACTCGTCGTCCCGCCAACCGATCCGCTGAACACAGAAGAACCCCCTGCTCCACCAGGGCCGATCACCAGCGGATAGATCCGCCCCGGCTCGACTGGGACGCACGCCTCCGCATACCCGCCGGCACCGCCGCCGCCGCCTGAGAAATCCGTGTCTCCGCCGCCCCCGCCGCCGCCAGCGCCCACTAGGCGTATCCGCACCCAATGCACACCATCAGGCGCCCGCCAGTTTACCGTCGATGTGTGCGCTTCTTGCTGCGTGATCCCAGGCGGCATCCCCGGAAGTGGAAACCGCAGCCGTGGAACCCTGTGGAACGCCGTGATGTCTCCAGCCTCGACGCCGGGCTTATCCGAAAACGTCAGCACCAAATAAAGGCCGACGCAGCCTGCATCGGGCTCCGGCGGCACAAAGGCGCCACCGCCAATCGCTTGTGCGGCACCAGTCTTTGTCGATACCTGCACCCGCAACAGCCGCTGCGTCGGCTGCGCGATCCCGTTATTGCTAGGCCCCGCAAACGGCACGCTCGGATCGCCAGCGTTCCAATAGGGCAAGGCGAGTGGCGTCGCGTCCACCTCGACCAAAGCTGCCTGAATCAGCCAACAAAGGACATGACCGGGATCCCCAGGCGGCCACAACTGGACCGTCGCAGGATTCGTCAGCGTTCCCGTCTGTACGATCAGCGCCGTATCCGCGGCCAAGGCTCCGAATGCCGACGCATCTTTAGCAGTTGGAGCCGTGTAGCTACCGGGCTCGATGATGACGCTATAGGGAGTCCCACCGGGTACGATCCCCATTCCATCAACCAATCCACCATCCCCAAGCACGGCCCGCGCAAGCGCCCCAAGCGCCACCTGCATGTTCCGCTGGATGTTCAGAAGGTCTGTCTCAAGCGGGATCGACCCCGCGTAAACAATCTGCCGGTCCATCCGTCACTCCATCTTGCCTGCATTATACCCCGGCGAACCGCCGGGCTCACCGGTCATTACGAATAGCGTATCCATGCAACACCGCCCGCAGGCATTGCCTCGGCCATGCCCCGTCCAGGATCGGACACTGGAGCCGTCGCCGTGACCGTCACGAAGCAAGCCAACGGCATTGCCAACGAGCCCCAGCCGCCGGCCAAGCCCCAGGCAAGGCCGTATGAGCCATCGCCCAACGTCCCATAGGCACCAGTATCGAGTGGCCGCCCCGGCTCAAATATCGCCGCCACATACCCAGCCTCCAAAGCCGCCGCGACCAGTCCGGCCCGCGTACCCCGCTCCCGCTGCATCGCCCGCAGAAGGCGTCCTCGCAGCGCCGCGTCACCTTCGCCAATCCGCCGCCCTAACCTCTGTCCAAAGAAATCGACGCAAGCCAAATCCAAGAACCGATCTGTCACGCTCGCCAGTCGCGCCTGTGAACGCACCGACTGCAACAACCCGAATAACCAGGCCCAACCAGCCGCCAAACCCGCCAACAATCCCCTCAGAGTCGGCGCGTCATCGGCAACCCATCCCTCCGGCAGCGTAAGTCGCAGTCGAGACACAAAATCGGCTTGATCCCCTCTCACGACAGCACCTTCACGATGCCAGGAACCATGCGACCGAATGCATTCATACTAAGATCGCTTCCCACTCCATTGATCTCGACATCGCTCACCTTCGAAACGTCCGCGCTCGCATCGTGAGCAACCTGGACCAGCCGCGAGATGACCAACCCCTCGCCGATTCCCCTCTGGGCAATGAACGCGCCGATCGCTGCCTTCACTGCCAATTGTGCGGTAGCCGGCCCAACGACCCGCAACGCGACATCGACACGAACCAGCCTTGGTGGGATCACACCATACGTGCCGCCAACCGGCCGGAATGCCTCGACAGCGGCCCCGACTTGCGCGATCAGCGTATCGCTCGGCGCACCACTCCCGTCATCGACAACCACCGTGAAATGCCCCGGCCGCAGCGCTCCAGCCGAATCCACCCGCTCCGCGATCACAAATTGCAGTTCCTGCTGCACCGACTGGATCGCAAACCCAATCGCTTGCGGCGTGGCCCGCATTCGACTGTCCAGAAAGCTGCTGAACCGCACCCGGAGAGCTGCATCCGTTTCCGCGTCCAACCCACCGCTCGCCGGATAGTCGTTGATCACGGCATCGATCCCAGGAACGGCCGTCGACAGCAGCCGCAGCACACCGGCCTGCACATTGCCGGCCCGCCCCGCCAAAACCGCCCGAACCGGCACGACAACCTCCGTCGCACCTCCCGCTACCGCGTATCCCACTCCCGTCCAGTCGGCCCGGCTGACATCGGCGGCAACGACAAAGCCTTGCGCGTCACCAGCCACACCCGTCCGTATCAACGCCCCCACAGGCACCACCGTCGCAAACCCCGGCGTCACCCGACTGAACCGCGCGGATCCCACTGCAGGCACCGCAGGAAGCCGGGCTAATCCGAAGTCCTGCACCCAGCTGTCCAGGTCCCCCCCCTGGCTTGTAGCCGCCCGCGTCGTCGCCAACACCTCCACAATTAACCACTGCATCCACAACGCCACCGAGGCATTCGCCTCCAGCACCGCCCGCAGCACGCTGCCCACTGAAAAATCAATCAGCGTCCGGCAAGACGCCGTCACCGCCGCCGCCTGGTTACGCACCAGCGTCGTGAAATCCTGCAACTGAAGCTGCATTGTCTTACCTCGGTATTTGGATGTTCAATGTCCGAGCCTGCGCCGTGTCGGCATCCGCGTACCGCACCTGCACGAAGAACGTCCCACCAGGATCGGACTGCACCGCCACCACAGGCTCCGGATAACGCGCCACCGCCGTCTCCAACAGCATCTGCGAGCGGATCAGCGCCTCGATTCCCGCCACGTCGATCGGCTGCCCAACGAACCGCGCCAAGCCGGCCCCGTAGCTTGGGTGCCACAGATAAGCACCAGGGTTTGTCAGCAAGCGCCGTAGAACCCGCTGCGTGCCCACCTCTGGTACGCCGACGATCAGCGCATCACCCGTCTCAGAAGACGAGAGATCCCCCGCCCACCTTAAATCCAGATCGGCCATTATACCCCCAGAAAACAAGAAGCCCGCCCGGACCCGACAGCCGAACCATCAATCCTGCAAGTTGGGTATCGAAACGCTGCCGCCCTGCGGGTCGCTGTGCGTGTGTTTATTGTAATGATCGCGAAGCTGCGCCAACGATCCATGTCGGTCATAGACGTCCCCATCAACATGCAGGTCGCCCTTCACCCGAACCGTCCCGTCGTTCACTAACCGCACGAAGCTCCCGCTCGCATGCGTCAGCCACAACTCGCCAACCGGCGTTGCAGGCGCCGCCGCCGCCTGGCTCCAAGACCGCGCGACGATCATCCCATGCGCAGCATCACCTTCCTGCGGCAGCACCAGCACCTGATCGCCCGGCGACGGCGGGCAGCTCATCCCCCAACCAGCTCCCACCCAAGGGCTGAGAACTGGCAGCCAGCCCGTAAGCACGCCTTCCGGCTGCAACTGCACGCGCGCAGTTCCCGCCTTGGGATCGACTGATGTAACCGACCCGAACCGTGGCTGTCCTGCGCCTGCATCCTGCGCCCCGCTCTGTGCCTTTAAGGCATTCAAAAGCCGGTCCATCAACCCACCCCCTGCAGACAAACTCGCTGCGTGAACCCATGTCTCGTATCGAACTGACGGCTCACCTCGGCAACGGAATACACCCGGTCCCAAACCGTTCCGGTTCCCTGCAATGACACCGCCGTCCGCGGCGTCAGCCCGACATCTCCCGGCATGGTCAAAAACGCCGTCCGCTCGTGCCTTACCAAGTCTGCCAGTACCCGCTCAGCCAACCGCAGCGCCTCGTCCGGCGGAAGATTGGGCCGCACCAGCGAGTGCTTCCACGCCCGCCCGCGACCGCCACCTTGCGCCATCTGAACGACCGCTTGCGCCCCACGCTGATCCCAGCTCCGCACCGTCACCTCGATCGCACGCTCCATCCCCAGCGCATGCTCCAATTGCAGGCTGATGCAGTCCTCCGGCCTAACCGTCACCGCCTCACCACCAGCTGGCGCCACGAACCGCAGCATCGCCCCATCCATGAACAGGTCCACGCCCTCTCGCCCAGCCAGATACGCCAGCAGATCCCACTCCGACATCGCTTTCGAAAACGTCCCCGTCGTCGTCTGGTCGTGCTCCGACTGGTAGTAGCGTCCCACCATCGTCCCGGTCGACGGCGCATCCACCTCCAACCCGTGCCGCCCCGCCAACACAGAGACGATCTCGCTCGACGTCCGATTCGCAAACGTCTCGTCCACGCGAGTATCGATTAATAAAGCCGAAAGATCCCGTCCCTCGATATCGATCACTCCACGCAACGGATCCAACCCGACGCTGTCGGCTTCCCCCACCACAAGGCTCGTCCAACTCCCGTCCAACCCCGCCTGCACATCGAACCGCAGCCCCGGGACATCGACGGCATCCAGTCCGCCCCCCACCGCCGCAACCCGCACCCGGAACCGATCCGCCGCCAGGTGGTTGTTTGACGAAACCTCCGCCGAGATCACCCCCGGCACCTCGGCTCCATCAGCCAGCACCCGCAACCGCGGCGCCCGCGCTTCACCGCGCAAGCCCACCCCCCGACGACGCATCCACCGCCGGAAGCGAAAGTGTCATCAACCCCTCCAGCACAGGATCGTCCAACCCGTTCAGCGCCGCGATCCGGGTCCACTGCGTTGCATCCCCCAGATGCACCAGCGCCAGCCGGAACAGGTCACCACCAGCTACCGTAACTGTCTTCATTTCCCGCTCCGATCGATCGCATCAACCATCGCCCGCGCCGTCACCAGACGCGCCAACGTGCCCGCTGCCGCGATTGCAACGACCACGTCCCCGGAGTTTAACCCGGCCTCAGCCGAAACGATCCGCCCGTCGAGCCGGTCGCCAGCTCCAAGTGCTACCGCATCCACCAAGCTCGCCGCGGCCGGCAACGCCTCCGGCAGAACAAGGTCTCCCGTTGACACAACGCACATTCGCAACGAATACGGGATCCAAGCCGGATTCATCGACACTGCCTGGAACCCTTCGATCACCACGGAATATCGCCACCCCTCCCACGCCAGCAGCAGTATTGAACCATCCCGTCGCAACCCCTCGAGCATTCGCACCCGAGCCGCTCCGGCACCGCCCGAGAATACCCCGGACCACTCGATTGGCCCTTCCTCGGCGCCCACCGCATCCACCACGCGGCCCCCACCGAACAACTCGTGCACCGCAACCCGCTGCTTACCCCCGAACCGGATCCGCTCCGGCACCTCAAACGCCTGGAACACCACAGGCCCCAGCACCAATCCACCTGCCATCCCAGACCTCCCAAGTCACAGCGCGCCCGACGGCGTCCAAGCTGGCGCCTGCCGCGCATCGAACGCCGTCGTTCCTGCCCCTGGCCGCGAAGCTTCTCGGGCCATGTGCTCGCTCAACCAGTATCCAACCAACCGCCCATCCAGGTTGATGGTCCCGAGGGTCTGGCCACTGTGCCCATCGGCCCCCCGATTGGACGGCGGCGGTGCCATCGCCTCACCGAAGCCTACTCCCGACACGCTTCCCGCATCGCCCCGACCCATCGGGGGAGCCGCCGGGCGGACAGTTGGTGACGACACAAACGCTTGTCTGCCCGGTGCTTCAATGAGTTCACGGGTCGAACCCTCGGCTGACCTGCCTTCGGCACGAGCGTCATCGTCGTCAACCCTCTGCAACGCCAACCCGACATTCGCCCCATAGCGGGACCCGCCCTGCCGCACTGGTGCCGAAGCGACGCCCCGTCCCATACTCCCAAACGTAGCAACCGCTGTGCCGGCCTCACCCGGCCCCACGGTGCCGCCGCGCCGAACAAGTGCCGCACCGGGTGCGACGACCACGGACACCGTTTCCCTCTCTCCTCCCGCCTGATCGATAAGCCACGCACGATCCGTCCCGTCCCCTGGAACAGGCGCCGCACTCGCCCTGTCAAGATATGCCGCCAGGTCACTCACACGCTCCACGACCGGGAAGCTCGCTGCCTCCGCAGGTCCAGTACCGCTCGTCCGACCCAACGCGGGGAACGCACCCGTCCTTGTCGACGCAGCTCCCGTCTTCGGGGCGGCCTCCGCCACAAACTCCCGAACGTCGGACACCAACGGCTGGTCACCCGAGTACCTGCTATACGCTTCCACGCCGATCGGCCCTGACCTCTGTTGCACTGTCCGCCCAGCAGCCACCGACCCATTTCGCTCTGCGGTCACCAGCCGTAATGCCTCCAGCCCCGACCAACCCAGCCGAGCAGCGCGATCAACCGGCGCCCACTCGCCCACCATGGCGCGCATGTGCTGCCGCAGCCCCCCCGGAAAGGCGAGCCCAACCCCGACCACAGAAACGTCGCGCACATCCGATATTGGCTTATCGCCCATGGCGATCTCCTGCGTGAATGAGGGAGTCGTGGAAAGCTCGGGCTGCGTCGGCTCGTACAACAGCAGCACGACCGAAGCCGTTCTAACCGCGGCGCTTCGCCACTCCACGACCAGAACGAAACGAGACGATGACGCGCGACCCAGGCTCTTGTGGCGCCAAGGCGCTTAAAGCCGTGCAAGACGGCGGGTGGAGGCGCGGTCCAGGACTGGATACCGCTCCCCACGACGCCTTCAATCCTGCGAAGGTCTCGCCTATGTTGTGCCCGGCGCGCTCACGCCGCCACCATCCCCATCACAGCGGCTCGGAAGCTCCTTCAGCAATCTCTGTGTATCGAACGTCAGCATGCACCGTGTCCCGAGCCGATCCCCAAAACCTTGCATGATGAATTCGCCAGCTTCGATAATGCAGTCGGTGCGCTCATGACCGTAATCCTGTAGAAGGACAAGAAGTTCAAAATCGCTGAATGGAATACCAATGTCAGTATCGATATCGTTTTCGTCGATGAGAATGGCAATTTTGTTTGCGATCCAGAACTCCAACAAACCCTCAACCGTTCCAGGGCCAAGCTCGATCCGATCTCCTGGTATCGTACACCACGTCGCCGCCCTTGGCCTGCGCGTCGAACCCAGAATCGAGCGAGAAGTCCAGGTTGGCAGACCCAACCGCGATCCCGTCCCGCGTCCGCAGTGAGAAACCATCGACCTCCAATTCCACCCCGACGACCCGCTCGTCCCCGGCCCGCAGCACTCCTTCGTCGTCGGTTTAGGCAACCGCCACACCCGGCTCGAACAGGATCCGCGCCGTCCGGCTTCCCTCCGCCTGATCGATGACCGTGCCGCTCGGCAGCACCGGCCTGCGTCCATGCCCGCTCTGCACATCCAATCATGTCCGCAGCCGCCGCCGAGCATCGAACAAATCATCCGCAACGTCCTGCTCCCGCGGAACGGGCCTCCCTCCTCCCACACCCGGCGGCGGCATAGGAATTGGCGCGACCGGCCTAAACTGCGCCGGCACCACGTTCTCCTCTCGCTGCACCACCCCATGGGCATACAACACCCCCCGAGGGCGCGACCGGCTCATCCCCGTCATCGACGCCGCCGGGCGCGGCACCCCCTCGATCGTGATCGGGATCACGATGGCATCCTCACCGAATAGCCTCATTCCCACCTGCCCCGGCCGTAATCCCAGGTCTGCCCTTCCAGTTCCCCCAGGACCACCACCCAAGCCGTTCGCTCTTCCGCATCAAGGCTGAACGCCACGTCGAACGGAACCCCGTTCCGGACCAGGAACAGCCCGTCTCGCAACTCCGCACTGCTCGTGTACGTCCGCAGCGCGGCCGGGTCGCCTAACCCGGCCGCGCCTCCCCGTTTCCCCGCCCACTCTCCACGACGCTACCCACCTCCAACGTCTCGACATCGAACCCTAGCGCATCGAGCGCCTGCCCGACCGCGACCAGCCCGGCATCACCAAGTCGCTCGATCAGCGCCTCCAACTGCGCCTCGTTCCCCGGCTGCGGCACTGGCGTCTCGCCAATACAGGCCACGCACATCGCCAGCATCGCGTAACCGAGGTAGCGGTCATTCCGCGACAAACTAGGACCCAACGCCTTGAACAGCCGTAGCCGGTCCAGCGCGCCAGGCCGCCGCACCTCCAGTGCCCGGCCCTGCACGTCCTTCACAACCGTCACAGCCCGGGCTTCCGCAACGATTCGCTCAGACGGCGACCCGCTCATCAGATCCTCTTCCGCCGACTTGCGAAGAATTCCAGCTTCTGCTTCACCGCCGCATCGCCACGCCAGTGGCCCGAACTAGCCATCTTGAACACCGCGCCTTCATACTGATACGTGCTCACGCTCCCGTCCGTCTCGCTCACATACTGATACAGTGTCCCCCCCAGCAGTTGCCCCTGCGCATGCCAAGCCTGCTCCAGCCCCGCAATGAAGTCGTCCGCCACCGGACTTCCGCGCTCCAGCTCGAAATGCCCCTCCCACCCCTTCGGCAACTCCGCCGCGATATGCACTCCATCCATCCGATCGATCCGAATCCCGTGCGTCTTCTGCCGGCTCTCGAACCCCGTCACATGCGTCAAATCCACTCGGCTCCCGGCCTGACCATTGGCCCCAGCCGGCCCGATCACCACCAATTGGCAGTCGCGCCCCGTTGAAAACGTATTTGCAGGCATCGCTGATCCTCCCTTAATTCACGAGACCGACGCCGACCTGCCCACCGGGCAGCGTCTGCCGCGTCACCTGCACCGTCTGCCCGCCCTCCAGGTTGACGATGAACCGCTCGTTGATCGCCTGATACTGAATCTGCGCGTCCGACTGCACATAGCCCAGCCCCGTTCGCCCCGGCGGGTTGTTACTCAGATCGCAGATCACGCTGAACGGCTGGCTCCCATCCGTGCTCCCCAGGATCCCCTGCCCCAGCAGCGCCTGAAGGAAACTCAGCTGAGTGCTTCGGATCCGCCGGAACAGTGCCGCATTGATCACCTGCCCCACATACTGCCCCATACCCGCCGACAGCGTCGTCGCAATGGAGTTCGTCAACCGCGTATAGTTGTCCCCACCGGTTCCCGCGTTCGAGCTGGAATTGTGCCCGCCGCGCACCCCCCAAAACGCCCCACCAGGCTGCGGATTGGCAATCACGTCCAGTCCGTTCCCCAGCAGCACCGTCAACTCCGCCGTGCTGTACCCCGTCGATCCTCCACTCCCCGGCACCCCGGCCCGCTGCGTCCCTACAACCCCATAAAGCGGCTTGTTCAGGCTGCTCTGCTCCGGGCTCAGGTTGGCCAGGCGCCCCGCAACGAACCCCTGAGGGCTCACCAGACGCACCGTCCCTGCCACCGGGTCCGACCAATAGACCCAGTCCCCGAACATCAGCTTGGCAGAATAACTATCCAGCCCCGCCCCCTGCTTCGCCGTCACCGCACTCGGAATGCTGTCGCCGCTCGGACCCGTCAGGATCGCGTAGCTCCCCTCCTGCTGCGCAAACAGCGCTTGCACGGTCCAGGTCGTCGGATCATCGACATCCGATAGCACCAACAGGCTGCATCCCTGCCCCCGCAACGAGTACATCCCCCGCCGCGGCAAACCGTCCGACCCAACCAGCGTCGACGGCGCAACCCCAGAGACGCCGTCCGTCCCGTTCAGCAGCGTCTGCGGAATCAACTGCCCCGGCGGGGTCCCCGTAGCCGGCCCCAAGCTCGCGACACAAAGCTGGCTCGGCCCACGCAACGGACCCTGCCCCAGGTTCACCGCATTGGCCATGTTCTGCCAAAACGCCTGAGCCGACGGCGCCAGGATATTGTCGAAATTCTCCGCCAGTTGCCCCGGCAGACCGATCGTCAGCCGCCACGTCCCCGCCGCACTTCCAGGCAGGATCTGCAAAGCCACCTGATTCCCCAGGGTCCCGCTGTATCGAGCCGTAAGCAGGATGGGGTAGCCGCCCGCCGTATAGAACACCGCATAGCTCGCAGCCGTGTCCGTCCCATCGGACACCCGCACGCACCGGAACGACTGCGCACCCTGCTGCACCGCGGTCGCAACCTGCGTCCCCATGTCGAATTTACGAGACTGCAACGACCCATAGGATCGCGCATAATCCGACATCGTCGCAACGATCACCGGTTGGTTCACCGGCCCCCAGCTTGCAGTCCCCACCACGCCCACGACATTCGTCGGGACTCCGTTCAGCACCAAGTTCTGCGGCGGCACCACCTGCACATACAGGTCCGGCACCACCAGCGCGGTCGTGTTCAGGCTACCCGATTGAACGATCGGCATGATCAGATCTCCTCCGGCGGCTGGATCCGCACCACATGGTCGGCATGCTCCGAGCCCAATATTTCGAACATCTTGGCAGCATCGCTCACGACATCGCCGATCCGCCACGGCCCGAACGACCGCACCACGATCAAGTGCTGCATCCTTATCTCCACAAAACAAATGATTACCAGGCAGACATCAAACCACCACCCGGACTTACCATATCAGGCCAAGTAACCCGCCATATTGACGGAGCCAATACCAAACAACATGGCAGGAAGATCACTGTTCGCCACTGTCGGATATTCGATCCGATAAATCAGATCTCGCCGCCATGCCCGGGCCGCAGCGCCCTCATCATGGCTCCCACCTCCCACAGAGACAACGCGGCAACCCCATCCACTGACATCGAGAAAGGCGATCTCCGCCAACGTCAGGTCGACGAACGCGCAAACCTCGTCCCGCACCTCCGGTGAGGGGCACCACGCCGTCACTTCGAACCGCGCCTCCTGCCGCCGAAGCTCCTCGCCCCCATGCCCATCCGACACCGCTCGGGCCAGAACGTCATGTCCCAATGGAAAACTGATCGACGCATCCGTCAGCAACGCCGGCCGGTCCGACCGCACCATGTCCGCTAGCACAGCCGCCACCACCCCTGGCGTCGACGATTGCGTCACGCGCCACGCATAGGCACGGCCATCCACCTTCACCCCGGCCACCGTTCCAGGCCCGGCTGATCCGCTGAACGTGACCTGATCCCCATCACTCTCGGCGATCAACGGACATTGCGGCACCGCTCCGATCCATTCCCGCGGAAACCGCGTCGTCACCGCCAGGCTGTTCGCCACCGCCCGCACCGTCAGATGCGCAATCCCGGCCAGAAGGTCCGCTTCGAGTGCACCAACCACCGGATACCCCCTATAGACGCGGCACACCGTCCCAACCGCCGAGTCACCGCCCTCGCCCGCCGGATACAGCGCACCCGCAATCGTCACCGCCAACGCCTGCTCGACCTCTGCTTGATCCGGCATCCCTACACTCCCGTCAGTCGTACGTTCAGCCGCCACCCCAGGTCAGTCAGCTCCGCAGACCGCACGAGAAATCGCCGCCCGATACGGTCCCGCACCAGATCGGACCCATGGATCCCAACCGGCGTTGCCGGCAGCAGCATCGACCAACCGCCCTGCCCGCCATCGTCCGGCAGGCCACCACCAGACCCGCCGCCGCCACTGGTCAACACCAGTACCGGCCATCCCTCCAGTACGCTCCGCAACCGCGGCTCCCGCACCCCGCCATAGCCGTTGAGGCCAACATTGTCGGGCCCAGAAGGCCGCAACACGTCCACCACATCGTTGGTCGGTAAACAGAGCGGCCGCTGCATCGTTGGTAGCATCGCAATGAATAAAACCACCCCGCTCGGCCCCCGCAGGTAATCTCCGACCGCCGTGCTGTCCGCGTCGAAAACCCCCCGCAACCCACGCTCATACCCGCGCGGGCGCCGATACCCAGGATCGCCGAGGTCGAAAGCTGCCCAAAGCCGCAGCACCCGCCGTTCCAATGCCAGCGGACGAAAAGCCCCCTTCGGCCGGAACAGGTCGTGCGGCATGCCCAGTGTGCGGGCCGCAACACCCATTCCCCGGCTGAACCGGTCCTGCAGCATCGCGCCGTCCATCAGACAACCAGCCCCACGCTGGCCGACATCGCCAGCGAAGGCCCCGCCGGTACCCCCAGGAACGCTGCGAAACGCCGCCGCCAGTCATCGAACAGCCGCGTCCGCTCCGAAAGCTCCGCAGGGTTCCGCTCCCACCCCGCCGCCGCCCGCGTATCCAGTCCAGCCCCTACCCCCGGGATCGCCTGCTCCAGCGTCGCAAGCGTCCCGAGATACTGCCGCAGCACGCCTTCCTCCGAAGCGCTTAAATTCGCCAATCGCCATTCCATGGCCCCATAGGCCTGGTAGAACTGCCAACCCATGTTCCCGGCAGCTACGCCTCCATGCACGGGATACCCAAGATATCGCCGCGCATCCGTCGTCTCGGAATCACTCAGCACCGCAGCCTCCACGGACATGCCTGAAAGCCCTCTCCCGCTTACGGGAGAGGGCTGGGTAGGGGTCTTGCGCGCCCCTACCCCAGATGCTCGATCATCACAGCCCGCTTGAATGCAGCATTCGTCGCCGTCGGCACCACCGTCGGATTGGTCATCGTATCGGAGGGCGCACAGAACCCCCCGATCCAATACCAACTCTGCGCGATGATCTGCTGCAGCCGATCGATCGGCTCCCGAGTGACCATCGCAATCCCGTCCACAACGCTCACGATGCTGTCAGTCGGCGCGACATCCTCCGCCGCCATCCCCGCGAAGTCTCCTTCGATCAACGCCCCCTGACCAACCACGATCGGCCTCCGCACAACTGCCCCAGCCAGTGTCGGATGCGACTGTACATAGGCCTCCGTCGTCGGCACGAACCGCAACCCCAGGAAGTCGTTCACCATCCCACTGCGAAATACCTGGTTGGCACTCGTCGCCCCCTGGAACAGCTGCCGGAAGTCGTTATCTGCGAACAACTGTCGAGCGCTCACCGGATCCAGGTAGCAGTTGTACGCCCCCTCGATCTCCGGCACCGCATTCAGCCGCAGCTTGCTCACCGCATCCAGCAGCGCCGACATCGTCAGCGTATCCCCGCTCTGTAGCCCCGCAGTCGTCCCTCGCACATTTGGCCGAATGATCGTGCTTGCCACCGCCGACTGCACCGCACTGCCCAGCGACCCGTCCGAAGCGCTCACGTTCGAGCTGAACGTTAGCGTCCCCGAAACCCCACCCGGCGCCGTGCTCACGTTCACCGCATCCGCCGTCGTCCCGATCAACGTGTAAACGCCCGAACCCACCGTCACAGTAAGGCTCGTCGTCCCACCCACGACACTCTGCGCGCCGTTCACGAACACTGTCGTGAACCCGCGCAAATCATCCACCGAGACCGCCGGCCCCGCCGATCCCAGCGCAGTCCGAACCCTCGTATTTCCGCCGAAATATGGACTGAACAAGGCATTCCGCGCTAGTTCGTCCAGGCTCCGAGCCGCCTGCTCTCCATTGATCGCCGCATTGGTCAAAAACTGCGAAGCGATCCCGACCCGGCTCGTCACCATGTTCAGGTCCGTAGTCGCTGCATAATGGTTGATCGTCAGCGTGTACTGCTCGACCCCCCAACCCGTCGGCGTCAGCCCGTTGTCCAAATTCGTGTTCGCCGCCGCAATCACCGGGGTTGTCACACTCGGCTTCAACCCGGCCCGCGTCTTCGTCAGCGTCTCGCCGATCCCGACCGAAAACTCCTCCCGATCCGCACAAGCCCGATACCCCAGCCGCGAACTCATCGCCTGCTGGAACTCCCGCTCCAGAAACCCCTGCTGAATGATCGGCTGCAGCGCCGCCGGAAAATTCGAAATCCCCATCGTCAGCAATCCCCTTCCCAACACAAAAAACCCGGCCTGTCGCAAGACAGCCGGGCCAAACTGCGAAAGCGCGCCGCATCTCGCGACCGTCGCCATCATAAGGAATATATACCCGGAAGCTGGGGCAATGTAAAGGACTTTTTTCTCTACATCAAAACTTTCTCTTCCTTCTCCCGCTTGCGGGCTTGGGGCGTGAAATGCACCAAGGCCGGGACGAGGGTCCCAACGTCATGACAAAAAAGGTCCGCCGACGGGTGGCACTGCCCTCAAGCTAGGACCCAGCGCGCCCACAACCCCTCTTCGCGCCCGTTACCCGGAAGCCATCTCACCCCATCGTGCAAACCCGCCACCAACTCCGCAGCTTTGACGAGAGCCACGCATCGCTCGATCCCCTCGCCAAGATTGAGCAGCGAGCAACCGACGACAAGCGCCTGATCCACGACATCGACCTCGATCCAATCAACTTCGCTTCGCCATTCACGAACAGCCGGATCATCGATGGTTGTTCTCAGCACATCGAAACGTTGCCGGATGGCCCAACCAGGCCGGTCTGTCATCTTGATGGTAAAGCTGGCAGCATGTTGCCAATTCCTACCGCAATGCGCGTCATACAAACTCTGCAATTTGTCGATAGTAGCAGCCTCCAGCGGCATGCTAACTGACAATGTATTTTCACTCCCACCGCCCGCACGGCGCGCGAAGCGCAAGAAAGTCGAAATGACTTCCCACGGGCTGTAAAGGCCACCCGCAACGTAAAACTCTTCATCACGAATTCCCGCGCGCACCCAATCCCGTTCAGTTCGATCGCGTCGAACTTTTGCAGGCACAATTCGCACGACATCGTCCGGCGCGTCGATGGAAATTCCCCATCCAGGGTTGTCAAACAACTCTATTTCGACCGTAAAAGTTCAACCGTGGCACTTGTAAAAAGCCTTGCGCCACAGTGAAGCTGCGGAGGTCATGCCTTTAAGTACATCGATAATATTACCCTCATGATCTCCTATCGTGGTGTTTTGTTGGGAAAGGTAGGCCTTATGCCAAAGTTCACTGTGAATGACCTGGCACCCACTGCCGCAGTCCGATGCTTATGACGCGCCAGGGCTGTTCACTGACGCGGTTCCAGGCATCGCAACAGTGGCCGACAATGGCGGTGTATGACCCGAGCACGCGGTTTGGGGGCCAGTTGACACAAATGAATTGCCAGACATTCTCGACCGGATTGAGCTCCGGGCACTTGGCCGGGAGCGGGACGATGGTGATGTTGGACGGCACGACCAGCCGCACCGAGATGTGGCAGCCCGCCTGATCGACCAACAGCGCGCAGTGCTTGCCGGGTGTTACCCGCGCGCTGATCTCGGCCAGGTGCAAGCCCAT